AGTTGTAATTGACCTGAACCAAGAGAGGCCGCCGCACGAGCTGTCTCAGCATCCAATCCTTGACGAATAAGAGCATCTTCCAGACCTGCAGTACCAATAGCCTGACCAAACATTCCTTGCTGTAGCCCCATAAGATTTGCAATTTGAGCTTGACGAGCTTGTTCGTTGAGACCAAATCCTTGAGCCGCTTGTCCGAATCCTTGACCTTGAGTAGCAAGAAGATTCTGTAGTGCTTGCTGTTGTTGTCCGACGTTTGTACCAAAGACACCAAGCTCTTGTTGGTAACGCTGTGCCTCTTCGCCCAGTGCTTGTTGACGAGACTGTGCGGCAAGGTTAGCAAGTGTACGTTGTTGTGATTCCCCAAGACCCATAACATCTTGTTGAACCATACCGCCACCGGGTGTTGCTAATCGCTTACCTAATGTACCACTACCAAAGAGTCTACCTTGAAGTTCTGTGGCTTGGCGTTCAAACTCTGGTTGCAGTAGCTCTGCCTGTTGTCCAAAGATCTCTTGTGTACGTCCTGCAAGATCAGGTGTGTAACCAAACTGAGCAGGCTGTGCCATTGCACGAGTAGCCGCTTCGCCTAACATACCTGCACCGTAGCCACCAAACTGCGCAGGAGCCGCTGTAACAGCACCTGTCAATTGAGGCAGTAGTCCACTTGCTCCACCTACTACCGCTTGTTGTAGCCCTGCATACGGAGCAGAAAGCATTGCTTGCAGTTCACCGTCTGTATACTGTGACGTACCAGTTCCAGTAGTTACTGTGTAAGGACGGAAGTATGCTTGTTCACCTAGCTCACGACCACGAGCTACAGCTTCGCCTGCAACACCTGCGCCTCCTTTGCCAAATAAGGCGTTAGTAATTCCGCCTACTATGTTACCCATTAGTGTATCTCCACATAGGTCTGTCTAGCCCGTCATCACACGGGAGGGTTTGTACATATTTATAACCAAGTGACTTAACAAACTTTTCCAACTTGGGGTTGTCAGTCAAACAATAAAATGGTTCTTTGTGCATCATCTGCAATAATCCATGCACTTGTTTAAATTCTTTTGCAATACTTAGAGTCCATGCTCTAACATCTGCGTGTGTCCAAGTTCTATCTGCGAATCGTTCAAAATAAATTGTGTACGCAGGTTGTATTGCTACTGGTGTTTTTATCAAGCAGTACGCTTCCACATCTTAACAACAATGTATGGCTGTAGGTTTGCATTTGTACCTGAACTACCTGCTGAAGTAGTTGTACCGCTAACAGACCCTGTGTGTGTATGGTCACCAACACTTCCAATACTGATACCAGTTGTAGCATCGTATGTATCATAACGCTCTGAGCTATCGTCAGGTGTACCACCCCCGTAGTTACCTGTTCCCGTTGTAGGATTTAAAGTATCATTAAAAGCACCATTAGGGCCAGTAATTTGGTGATGGTGTCCGGGATCAGTAAGAGAGTGTGAATGAGCACCTCCGCCGTCTGTTGTAAAACTATCACTAAAAGTGTGTACGTGAGATACAACAATAGCGTTTTTACTACCGCCAGTTTCTTCTAGTGTATTAAATGCGGAATCTCCAGTGTCTTGACCAACAGGAACACGACCTGCGCCAAATGCTACCCAAGTACCAAAACCAAATGTACTTGCAGGGTTTGTTGCACTCACAGATGTATAGATTGTACCCACTGGATAGAGTGCTTCTAATGCCGCTTGAACAAATGCTGTCGTTGCAAGTTGTGTAGTGTCTGTACCAAAAGATGCAGTTGGTGCTGTAGGCGTACCTGTGAATGCAGGAGAAGCCTTTTGCGCTTGTACAAATGCACAAGTAGCTATCTGTGTAGTGTCAGTAGAAGCCGCCGCTGTAATTGACGTAGGTGTGCCAGTAAGCGCAGGGGAGTTAGTGTCTGCCTTAGAGTTGACTGCAGTTTGAATAGCGTTGTATTCATCATCAATCTCTGTACCCTTAATAACCTTAGATGGATTCCCTGTAAGCAAGGCATCCTTTGACGCAAAGTCAGTTGATTTAGTATATGAACTCATAGAATCCTACCTTGTTTTACGTAGATGTCCATTTTCTGAATAGATAAAGCACCGCCGTTAAGCTCTGCTTCAAAGCCAAGTTGTAGTACAGAACCACTGCCACTACCTGCAACACGAATAGTATCAACCAAAGTACCGCCTGAGTATTCAGCACCAAAGTGCGATGGTTTAACATAGAGTGTTGTTTCAGTACGACTACCATCATCAACAGTATAGTAGTAGGTATCTGCATCTAACCATGCTTTGTACGTTGCGCTGTACTCAGGTGATAATGAGTTGTCAAGTACAAAGTCTACTGTGTAATGATTACCATCTGCGTCAGTGATTGTATCTGTTGACTGAGAACCTGCCGCATTGTTTGTTATTAAACCAAATTCAGAATCATTATACTCATAGATTACACCCTGCTTTACAGTCAGAGCATAAGAGTTGTATACATCACTGTAGTCAAATCCAGACTTAACAACAAAGTCCTGACCAGTAGCACCAATAACAGTAATAGCAAGACGTTTGAGAATCTTAGTTGATGAAGCACTGCCTAGGTCAAAGTAGTTTGTAAAATACACCATACGGTAGGCAGAGCCATTGTCAGCGTACCCAAAGTAACGAGCAAGCCCGTCTGCTTGAGCTAGATATATCTCACCATCAAATGCAAGATAATCAGTATGCGTCATGTTTGTCCATTCAGTAACACGAGCAGAACCATCTTGTAAGGGCGCACGCATATCAAAGCAAAAGACTTTATTTGTTGCTGTAAACGCAAGCAGATAAAATGCGTTAGACTCTGAGTAGCATGACTTAATTGTGCTAGGCTGTGCCGCTTCAACAGCTTGCACAAGATCATCACGAATGTTCTTAGACAAGTCACGCATTGGTGTTGATTTTTCTTGGATCACTCGTCCAAGACTACGCAAGCCTGATTCAGACAAGAAAAGAATATCAGTACCAGTGTTTTGTACGCTGTCACGAGCAATGCAACCAACACCTGAGATAACTTCTACAAGTTGTAGTGTTGCCGGATTAAGGTATGTTTTACTGGTATCGCTATCACCAAAGATAATAATGTTAGCTTTACAAAATACAATCAAGAAACCATTGTGTGCGCCTAGTGCAATGATCTCATCATTACCATTAACAAGAATACTTGAAAGATCTAAGCTACCTGCTGTGCCTGAGTTCCAACGAGTAGGATCAAGTAAGTCAGTCCAATAAATTGTTGTAACATTTGTTGCTGTATCTGCTGTCCATACTCGCCCATAAGCAGACAATGCACAGTTACCTTCAATTGGTGTACCTGATGCTGAAGGAGATGAAGAAATGTCTTTAATCGTTCCTGTTGTAGTGTCAAAGTATAACGGCTCATAGTTCTTTTGGAACAAATATGCCGCATCATTTAATGTTACAGCTTGCCAGTTACCCTCAGTAATTGATTGAGATCCTGAGTATGTTATTGGAGTCAGTGATCCACCTGAGTAAATGTAAAAGTTTGTGTCTGACCATGCGCCAAAGTATTCAACAGCATCAATATCAACAAACCGATGCATACCTTTAAGATTGACACCAGAGGACTCAGCTAAATATGTCCAACCCTTACGTGCGCCTAAGCGACCATATTTGTCAATTACACAGTTAGTTGCCTGTAGTGCATACCCAGACTCAAGAGTAATACCCGACTCTTGGGTGTTGAGTCCAAAAAACCCCGGTGCGGCAATACTGGCTGACTGTAATGGTTTTGTCATACTGTAGCCCAGATTTCTTCTTCAGGATGCTTGGCCGCATCTAATGAAATAGCGTCATTCAAAGAACGTCCTGCAGAATTATATGCAGAGAGTCCTGATGCACCGCCGTCTTCACCGCGTTCTTCAACAGCTTTAGCATACGCAAGTAGTTGAACAGGCTTAGACGGAATTAATAATTTATCAGCATCTAATGTTAATTCACCTGTGCGTAAGACAACATTAAAACGTAAGTCATAAGCACCGTTAGGAATAGGATATAAATCAACAAGAGTATCTCCGTCTGCAGTAGACACGCCGTTAAAGCTGTAGTACAATGGCGCACCAGACTGAGGATTCTGATTCAAGAAGATGTCGTTCATTTCACTAGCAGTCTTATAACGCATAAACCAATTGCTAGTATCATTGATAACATCTAATACTGTTGCACGATTCTTTGAACCGTTTAGTTCGTAGTTAAAGATACCTGACTCTGTAGTTGCAGACAACGTAGTACGCAACGCAGACCAGTTCCAAGCGTTTTCGCACTCTTCTTTTGCATCGTTAACAAACACACCAATTAAACGAGAGTACGCTGTCTCGTCTACTGTAGAGACTGTGCGTTCTCTTAAGCGTCTAAGAACATTGTTTACTATTTCTAAATACGTCATTTGCGTTACCTACTTAAGAGATTAATATTATAGCACACTTTTGTGCAAATGTCAACCCCTACCACTTAACTTTATCAGCCCAATAAGCCGCTGACATTTTACCTTTACTAATGTTGCGCCTATGTCGAGCTTTAAACGATGCACGTTTTTTACGCATTGCTTCAGACTCGCCTGCTTTTGGTTTGCCTGCAGTCTTAGCACCTTGCTCACCAAACCGAATAGTCTTTACTTGATCGCCTTGCTTAGCCACAACAACATGTGACTTTTTTGGATGATTCGGTGTACGCTTAGGTTTGTTGTAACCACTGACACCTGCTCTCTCAAGCCTTGAGT